TTGTATTGCTGAATATGATGGCGAGTTAGCGATAATAGATTTTAAAACATCAAAAAAACCTAAACCAAGAAATTGGGTAGAACATTATTTTGTTCAGTGTATGGCATACGGATGTATGTTGTATGAATTAACGGGAATATCCGTCAAAAAATTAGTAATTATCATGGCTTGTGAAAATGGAGAATGTGTCATTTATGAAGAAAGAGACAAAGAAAAGTACATCAAACTTCTCAGCAAATACATTAGAAAGTTTGTTAAAGATAAATTGGAACTCTATGGAACCTAGTAAAGAACTCGAAAAAGCTATAGAGGATAAATTTTTAACTCCTTCTAAATTTGCTATAGAAATTGAAAAAATTGTAGCAGAAGAAGGATTTAATTATATTGATGCAATATTATACTATTGTGAATCTAATAGTTTAGAAATAGAATCAATTACAAAATTGATTTCAAAACCACTTAAAGAAAGACTTAAATGGGATGCTATTCGTCTTAACTTTATGAAAAAAACATCTAGAGCAAAATTACCATTATAATGGAAAAACTTGAGGGATTAACGTTTCTTGAACCTTTTCCTCATTTAATTATAAACAATTTTTATAATGATGAAGAACTTGAGTTAATTTGGGAAGAACTTAAATTCTATACTAAACCAGGTAAATTTTTACCTGCTAAGGATTATGGTGGTATAGAAGGATATACTGATTCAAAGGCATTATGTTTAGATCATCTTTATATTACTGGAGATCCTAATTATCGACCAATATCTAATATTCTTACTGTTAATAGAAAAGTATTTGATGATTCTGTTCTTCAATCATTTTCAGACATACATGATTGTTGTGGGTTAGCATCACTATCAAATTATGATATTACAAAGGTAAGGTATTATCATAATGGTGATTATTATGATCCACATATTGATAAAAGTATTCAATTTTTAGCATTTTCTTATTTTTATAAAGAACCTAAGAGATTTACTGGTGGAGAGTTAATATTCCCAAAATATGATTTTGAGTTGACATGTGAAAATAATTCACTTATAATGTTTCCAGGTTGGGTAGAGCACGGAGTAAAAAAAGTAAATATGGAAGACTCTAATTATTATGAAGGCTATGGTAGATATGCTATCACTAGTTTTTTTGGAAGTAAACATATTAAAAAATGAAAGTGACTCCATTTGAGACCTACCGAACTTATCTCTCAATGAAAAGTCATTTTACTAACCCTAAGTATGACTTTTTTAAGTATGGGGGTAAGTCTCGTGCAACCATGACATCCTTTAATAAAAGAAAGGATAAGTATTGGTTTGAAAAAACATCTAGAAAATATTCCGATCAACAAGTATTGGATTTTTTATTATCAAATTTTGTAAATGCTGACACCCCACAAAACTTATGGATAGGAGAGATAATCAACTCTGGCGAAAGAACTTACGCAGAGTGGATGAGACGCAAACAGAGTATGACTTATATTTTCAAGGAGCAGTCCGAGAAATTACTCTTGGAGAGCGACTTAGAAAAGTTGTTCAGATGCTCGAAGGGACATCCAATTATTCTAAAAAAATATTTGGGTGGAGAGGTATCGCTAGAAACGCTTATCATACTGGAAAAAGTTTTTTCTTTCGTAAAGGACTTTGATAAAAAACTTACAGATCCTGTATGGGAAACCGTAAGTCTTAAAATTAAAAAATATATTCCCTTCATAAATATAAATGTATACAACTACAAAAAGATCCTAAAGGAGGTTATTAGTAATGGCTCTTGAGAATGCAGAAGTGCTTAAGAACTTACAAACTCAATTAACACAAGTTCAAGAACAACTTGAGGTTGGTCGTGCAACGGCTTTAAGACTTCAAGGTGCAATTGATGTTCTTACACAAATTGAAAGTAGCAAAGTTGAAGATGAAGCACCAGTTGATGGTGGTGAAGAAGAAACTGAAACTACGGAGGGTGAATGAGTAATTTTTTCGAGTCCGAAATAATTCGGAACGAATTAAAAGAAATCAATAAGTTACAAGAAAGTGTTTACGGTAGCATGTTAACCTTTGGTGACATGGAACGTGAAGATCAACTTGAACATATTGATATGTTGAGTACTCTTTTAGATAAACAAAGAGTTATGTACACTCGATTGTCTCTATCAGATGATCCACAAGCTCATGCTTTAAAAGAACAATTAGAAAAGTCAGTTCAATTAATGGGTTTCCCTGAAGGAACTGATATTTCTGTTTTATTTAATGGTATGAATAACACTATTGATAAACTCAAACAAGTCGTTGACTATTGAGAGTTTCTTTGTTATAATAAAACCAAATCCAATTAAATCCAAATTAATCCGAGGTAATCTATGTCGTTTGCTAATCTTAAAAAGCAATCAAAATTAGGCTC